TTCTTACAATTAGGTTCAACACATCTTGCTCCACCTCCGTGTTCAATACATTTATCAGATTTTCCTACTGCACTTTTATTACAATTAGGTTCAACACATCTTGATCCGCCTCCGTGTGCTTTACATTTATCAGATTTTCCTACTGCACTTTTATTACAATTAGGTTCAACACATCTTGCTCCGCCTCCGTGTTCAACACATTTACCAGATTTTCCTACTGCACTCTTCTTACAATTAGGTTCAACACATCTTGCTCCGCCTCCGTGTTCAACACATTTATCAGATTTACCTACTGCACTTTTCTTACAATTGGGTTCAACGCATCTTGTTCCGCCTCCGTGTTCAACACATTTATCAGATTTACTTCGTGCACTTTTATTACAATTGGATTCGATACATAATTTTTTTGATGTTCTATGTAATTCACAATATTTACCTCGTGGTATACGTTGATTAGAACAATCTGTAAAACAACAAACTGACATAACTGTTAATTTTTGATTATTTCTAAAAAAAAAAATCACTTTTACAGAAAAGAGATATATAATTCAATAGTCAATTGAAACATATTTTTAAATTGAATTATATATTTATAACTTTTGAAATATTTTTAAAACTATAAAAGTTATAATTCAATTGTCTAACTTTTCTAACGTTTCATATTTCTGTATAATCATCTGTTTCAATTCATCAATTGTCATTCTGATTTGATCAAGGTTACTCAACTCGTTTTCATATTTTGTTACTAGGTTTACTTTTTTGTCTATTTTTTTACCTAGTTTATCAACCTTTGTTTTTTGCATTTCTATCTTGTTATCAAATACATCGAATTTAGAATCATAAGTCTTCATTAATGCTTCTCTTTGTTTTCTATTTTTATTTCCTTCTAAGTTTGATAAAAGAGTTTCTAATGCATCTTTCTCTTCTTCTTTTTTATTTTTAATGCCAAGTAATAGACTCTTTTCATTACCATAGTCTTTCTCGTCTTCAATCAATTTATCTTTAGCATCAATTAATTTATAATTCAGATCTTCATTACCTTCTAAAGCCTTTTCTAATTTTTTTTCTTTTTTTCTCAAGACTGTCTTCAATTCATCGATATCATTTTCTAACTTACTTTTCATTGCTTTCTTTTCTTCTATCAATCTTTCATTTTGTTTTTGTCTTTTCAATTTATCTTTTTCAATTTGTTTATTTCGTTCTTCTTCCTCTTTTTTAATCTTTGCATTTTGTATTATTTTTCTAATTTGTAATTTATTTTCTAATTCTTCTTCGTCTTTCTTTTCTTTTTCAAGTAACTTTTGTATACGATCTTCTCTTATTTTCTTTTCACCAAGATCTTGTTCTTCTCGATCTCTATAAATCTGTTCTAATTCATCAGATGCTAGGTTAGAGTTCTCTTTTATTTCCAATCTTTCATTTTCTTTTCTCATTCTTCTCTCTTCTTCGGTTTCTTTATCATCTCTGATTCTTAACTGAATAAGCATGTTAAGAAGTTGTCTATTTTCATTGATTTTTTCATCCATCATATAATCTGTTTTTTCTTTCATTTTATAAAGTTTTTCCAATTTATTTTTATTCTGTTTTTCTAATTCAGAGTAAGTGTCTTCTAATTTATTATGAGATTCTCTCAACTCTTCTAACTCATTTTGAAGTCTATCTTTTAACTCTGAAATACTTATCATCCCATTTTCAAATTCTTTTAATTTATGAAGAGTTTCTTCTCTATTCATTTGACAATTTTCTAATTCCATCATATATTTTTGAACTAAGTTTTTATTGTCTTTCAAGTCTCTCATATTCAATTCGATTTGTTCTAACATAACCTCTTTTTCTTGGTGAAGTTTTACAAGATTATTGTTTAATTCCATTTCATTTTTCTTTCTTCGTTCTAATTCATTTTTCATTTCTAATACTTCCTTCTCTTGAATTTTCAGTTTAAGTGCCATATCAGAGTATAACTGTTTTATATGATCAGGATCATTTCTTTGATAACTACTCTCCAATTTCTCATGTGCTTTTCTTAATATTTGAAATTTATTTTCTAGTTTCTTACGAACTTCATTGCATGATATTTCTCCCTTCTTATACTTATCCATCTCTATTTTCAAATCATGATTACTTTTAGTGCAATTCTCTAGTTGATAGATAAGTTCTTCATTTTTCATTTTTAAAATATCATTCTCTTCTTTTGTTGTATTCAATTCTTTTAATAGTTCTTCGATTGTCTTTTTAGATTCTTCCAAATTATCTTCCAATTGATTGATATATTCTGACAACTTTTCTTTTTCAATATTAAAATTTATTTTTAGTTCTTCATTTAATACTTTGTGTTTAAGTATTTCTTTTTCATCCAATTCTTTATTATCTTTCATTTTTTTATGTATCTTTTCCAAATTGTCTTCGAGTTTAACCAATGTATTGGTTATATTTTCATTTTCAATAAGGATATCATTTTTCTCTTTTTGACAATCATAGTCATTATCAAATATTTTTTGTAACATATCTTGATGACTTAACTTATATTTTTCTTGCTCTTTTTCTAAAAGTCTAACTTGTTCTAATAAATGTTCTCTCTCCATCTTTAAACCATTCATTTCATTTTTCATTTGTTCAAACGAATCATTTCTAGAATCAAATTCATTATTTAATTTATAGAATTGTTCAGAAATCAACTTGTGTTTTGATTCACATTCTTTAAGTTTATTGAGACAGTCAGCTAAAGGCCCGTTAACATCTTTTTTTGCATTCTTTAAATCTTCTTTCATTTTTTCTTTTCTCTCTGTTTTTGTGACACAGTCACTTACATCAAAGTCTGGGTATTGAGCCATAAATAATTCTCTTTTTACACGTTTTCCGTTGATATAAAACATTAATTGTCTATTTTGTGCTCTTGTGCAATGAAAAGACATTTATTATATTAATTATTTTTTTTTAATACCCATTTAAAATTGATTTTTCAATCTATAAAAAAAAATAAAATAAAACTTGAAAATGCCAAAAAAAGAGACCAAATCTTCTGACGAAAAAACTCAATATTCTTGTCTTGATCCAGTCGAACATGTTCTACTTCGTCCAAGTATGTATATCGGATCAATTACACCTTCAAAAAAAGAATTCTATTCAGTTGAGTCTACGAAAGATTCTACGAAAGATTCTACGAAAGATTCTACGAAAATAGTTAAAAGAGAAGGAATAGTGAATGAAGGACTCCATCGAATTTTTTTAGAAATTCTTAATAACGCAATTGATAATGTTTGGAGAAGTTCTGTCTCGTCTACACCAGTTAGTAAAATTAAAGTTGATATTAACCTTGAAACTGGTTCAATTGTTATTTTTAATGACGGAAAAACAATCCCGATTGAAATAAATAAAGAGACAGATTTATATAATCCAGAAATGCTTTTTGGTAAACTTATGTCTGGTAGTAACTTTGATGATAGTCAAGAAAGAAAAACATCGGGAACGAATGGAGTAGGTTCAAGTGTTTGCAATATCTTTTCAAAGTCATTCGAAGTTGAAATTTTTGATAATTATACATCTAAAAAATATATTCAAACGTGGACTGATAATATGAAACATGTAAGTAAACCAAAAATTACTAGTCCAAAAATAAAAAACGGTTATGTCCAAATCAAATTTACAACCGATTACCAACGTTTTGGGTGCGACAATTTATCTTCAGATATGTATTCTCTTTTTTATAAAAATGTGATCGATTGTGCAATGTTAACTGGCGTTTCTGTTTTTTTTAACAATGAAAAAATTCCTATGAAGACATTAAAAGATTATGCTGAATTATACATAGATGAAAATATTCCTTCTTGTAAAAAGAAACTTGACCAGATCCATATCATTACCGAAGATAGTGAATTTGTTCTACAACCCAATCTTAACGCAGACGGATTTGAAGCCATTTCATTTGTGAACGGGATTGAAACAAAAGACGGAGGTGTTCACGTAGACATTTACTCTGAAGCTATTTTCAGACCACTTTTAGAAGCATTAAATAAAGGTGTAAAAAAAGGATCAGTTCCTTTAGGTTTAAAAGAAATCAAACCTTATTTTCAAATGTTTTTAAAGACAACAGTTACCAATCCAGCTTTTAATTCACAAGAAAAAAGTAAACTAGTATCCCCTTCTCCAAAAATACCAGAAGTGTTAACGAAACATATCAATGCCATTCTGAAATGGGATTGTATTGACAAGATTAAAAATTTATTAAAAGGGAAAGAATTAATTGCTTTAAAAAAAACAGAAAAGAAAAGCCGTTCGTTTGTAAAAATCGAAGGCTATGATCCTTCTAATTTATGTGGAGGTAAACAATCAAAAGAATGTAGTTTGATTCTTACTGAAGGTCTAAGTGCAAAAACATATGCTGTCCTTGGATTAAGTCAAGATTTATTTGGAAAAAAAGGAAGAGATTATGTCGGTATTTTTCCGTTAAAAGGAAAAGTCTTAAACGTACGTAATAGTTCTGTTTCTCAAATATCAGGAAATAAAGAGATTTGTAACTTGATTAAAATCATGAATCTTCGTTTCGGAGTCGATTATACAAACGAAGAAGAATTCAATACTCTTTCTTACGGAAGAATAGTCGGATTGTCTGACCAAGATGCAGACGGTAAACATATTCTATCTTTGATACTGAATATGATTCATAAACTATTTCCTTCTTTATTTGAAAGAAAAGAACCTTTTATTTATTGTATGTTAACTCCTCTTATCAAAATTTACGATAAAAAAACAGAGTTATCTTTTTACAACATCCAAGATTATAAAGAATATATAGAACAACATACACCAAAAGGAGAAATTAAATATTTAAAAGGGTTAGGGAGTTCAAGTGATAAAGAAGTTAAATCTTCATTTGGAAAAAAGATGATTGAGTTTATAAAAGATGAAAAGACTGATGATATGATGGATAAATGTTTTCTATCCAAATGCTCAGATCGTCGTAAAGAATGGATCGCAGATTACGATCCCGTCAAAAATAACTTGAAATTAGGAAAACAGGCTACCGAAAAAGTATCAATCAGCGAATATCTAGATAAAGAATTGATTATTTTTTCAGTCGATGACTGTCGTCGTTCAATCGCATCAATATGCGACGGTTTGAAAGAATCGCAACGGAAACTATTATACGCCACATTTCTTAAAAATCTTTCTTTTCAAGGAAAAAGTCTTAAAGTAGCACAATTAGGAGCTTTTTGTAGCGAGAAGACTTCGTATCATCACGGCGAAGCTTCAATCTTCGAAACGATTATTCGTATGGCTCAAGATTTTATCGGGAGTAATAACATCCCTTTTCTTTTCAGAGACGGTCAATTTGGGTCTCTGAGTATGCTCGGCCAAGATTCAGCTTCTCCTCGTTATATTCATACTCGTCTAGATCGATTTACCAGATTACTTTTTCGTAAAGAAGATGATCAATTATTGACTTATTTAGAAGATGACGGTGAAACAATCGAGCCTCAAGAATATATCCCTATTTTACCAACTGTTTTAATTAACGGAACGTTAGGAATTGGCTCTGGATGGAGCTCGAATATCCCTTTATATAATCCTATAGATATTCTATCTTGTGTCCGTTTATGGCTAAGCCAAGAATGTTATTCAGAATGTTATTCAGAAAACGAATTCAAATTACCAGAGATTCATCCATGGTATAAAGGATTTCAAGGAACTATTGAAAAATTAGATAAACATCGTTATCTCACAAAAGGAGTTATTTCGCGTAAAAAAGATATCGTAACCGTCTCTTCTATCCCTATCAATATGTCAATTGATTCGTTTAAAACCAGTTTGGATGATTTACTTGAAATAAAAAAAATTAAGAGTTATAAAAACTTTTCGACTGATAACCAACCTTCTTTTGATATTAAAGAAACATCTGAAATGGAATTAACCATCGAGTCTCTTAAACTCACTAGCACCATTTCAACTTCGAATATGGTTTTATTCGATACAAAACAGAAACTCAAAAAATATGAAAATGTTCACGATATTATCAATGAATTCTGTCATTTTAGGTACGGCTTTTATATCAAACGAAAAATATATCTTATCCAAACAATCGAAAACGAGCTACTCATTTTTAAAAATAAGTTTCGTTTCTTATCCGAAGTAATGAACGAAACACTTATCATCAAAGACATCGATGAAACAGAGATTATCAATACGCTTGCCAAAACAGGATACTATGCAAACGATGATTTTAAATATCTACTCAATATGCAAATCAGAAGTTTTAGTAAACAAAAATTATCTGAATTAACTAAAAGCATTGAAAAGCTTGAAAATGACTTGAAAATAATTAAAAAGATTTCAGAAGCTCAAATGTGGGAAAATGATTTAAAGGAATTCGAAAAAGAATATTCAAAATGATTAAAAAGTGATTTAAAAAATTATAAAAAATTTTATTTTTTATAATTATAAATGGTAGAACTACTAAACGAACATAGATTTGTAAGCAAGTCTCCTAAAAAATCTGCTGAAAAATCTCCTATGAAATCAGCTGAGAAGTCTCCTATGAAATCTGCTGAGAAATCTCCTAAGAAGGCTAAGAAATCTCCTAAGGTTAAGAAATCTCCTAAGGTTAAGAAGTCTCCTAAAAAGGCTAAGAAATCTCCTAAGGCTAAGAAATCTGCCAAGAAATCTGCCAAGAAATCTGCCAAGAAATCTGCCAAGAAATCTGCCAAGAAATCTGCCAAGAAATCTCCTAAGAAATCTCCTAAGAAATCTGCTAAGAAATCTGCCAAGAAATCTGCCAAGAAATCTGCCAAGAAATCGGCTAAGAAATCTGCCAAGAAATCGGCCAAGAAATCTGCCAAGAAATCTGCCAAGAAATCTGCCAAGAAATCTGCCAAGAAATCTGCCAAGAAATCGGCCAAGAAATCTGCTAAGAAATCGGCCAAGAAATCTGCTAAGAAATCGGCCAAGAAATCGGCCAAGAAATCTGCTAAGAAATCGGCCAAGAAATCTGCTAAGAAATCGGCCAAGAAATCTGGTAAGAAATCTGGTAAGAAATCTGGTAAGAAATCGGCCAAGAAATCTGCTAAGAAATCGGCTAAGAAAGGAAAGTCTATGGAAGATTTTCTAAATGGATTGAAGAGTAGTATGTAAACTAGAATCAATTTAAATCTTTTTTTTTAAAATAATTTATAATTTATAATTATAAATTAAGATGGATTTTTCAAATCCAAATTCTATTCTCGATTCAGATCCTACACCAAATGGAAACAAGTCTAATTCTATTGCTTCATTCTTATGGAAATATAAATTATTTATTGGGTTAGGTTTAATCATCGTACTCGTGATTGTCATTCTTATTATATTTTTACCAAAATCTAAACCTAAAGATAAACCAAAATGTCCAATTGGTAAACTAAAAAATCCATGTGGAGGAGATGATTGTGTAACACCATGTCCAAATCATAAAATCCAAAAATGTGATGATAAAAAGTTCACGTGTGTTTGTTCTGATATCGAAAAAACGTGTGGTGATAATTGCTGTCTTTCTAACCAAAGTTGTGATACTACTACAAACACTTGTAAAACAAATTGTGGAAAACAAATGTGTGATGATAATGAAATATGCGAAGTCGTTCATAATGTTTCTGACCAAACCTTTCAATCAATCTCTTCAAAATATAAAAAATATGATAGAGAAAATAATGATGTGTACGTATGTATCGAAAAACCTAAAACCTATTTTTCGACCCAAAAAGAATTACCAGTTCAAATAGATAATATACTTCCTTGTTATCAAATCGGAGACGGATTTTGTACGAGTAAAGAAACTGATGATAAGCAACAAAAAAATATATGTTTTAAATATAATAAGTCTACTTGCAAAACTGATCCAAAATGTAATTGGTTTGATACACTATCTCAAGCAAATAATGATCTAGAAAATCTTAAAAAAGAGTACGTGGTAGCTAGTTTAAAGTCACCTTATGGGTACTATTGTAAACCTGATGAAAATACTTATAATAGAATAATTTCTTCTAACAGCAATGGGACATACGAAGACTGTTTACAGTATATGGGAAATCCGAATACTCAACATGTATACTGGGATGATAATAAAAAAACATGCACTTCTTTACAAGAATGCAATGTTGATTTTCCAAACTGTCCCGTAAATATACCTAACTCATCGTATATCTTCAAAGACGGACAAATTTATAATAAATAAAAAATTGATTATTTTATGATAACTACAAAGAAACAGATGCAAGTTTTGAAGACATTAATAAAGAAGATGTAATTTAAAAATTAATTTTTAAATTATTATTAATAAATGTTATCTAGTCTAGCTTATTCTTCAGAACGTACAGAATTAGTTCCTATATCTAGACAATATATGCCAATGAATAGCCAACCTAAAAATTCTTTGTTTCTAAATAGACTAGGATTGACGCCAATGACAGATTATCATAAAAAAGATAATACTTACGTGTATGGAGGAGACTCTCGGATGGTTGATACGAGAGGAATGAGACTTGCTTTAGACCAACCAGCAAAAGTTGGAGCTGTTAATATGGACGATGTTTATAAGATAGATAATATAGGATACGGAGGTGTTTATAGTAGTTATTCTTCTATGAACAATGGAAATATTGCGTATTATGTAGATAGTTCTATTTCTCAACCGTTTTATGATCCAGTGTATACACTTAGTTCAACGGTTGAAAAAAGCGTGTTTGTAGATCCGATGAATAATCCAAAGCCAGAGTATAAAAAAACAGTTGATTCTACTTTATATAGTGTAGTGAATGATCAATATGCGAGGGATCAATTATCTTTTAGAGAAGATTTGATGAGTTCTCAACAAAATTTGTATAATAGGACTAGTTGGACTAATCGTTGGGTTAAAAATTAGGCATACGACCAGATAATACTTTTCTACAGGCATTTTGGCATAGTGTAGCACAAGGGCTTATACCCAAATTACCTTCTGTACATTCTTGTAAGCAAACATCCGCAGGATCTTCTATTTTGTTATTGTTTGAATCAATATAAAAACTTTTCTGATTTTGTCGAATTACATTTTCATAACATGCTATGTTTTTATCTGATTGATTGCAAACTGTATCACAAAGATTTTTTGAATCTTTCTTGGTCCATTGTTGACAGTTTTTATCATTATAAAACTGTTTGTATTCATTTCCACATATAGAGTCATCAAAAAAATCTTGTGATAACATATCACAATCTGCTTCTCCAACATCCTTATCTTGATAAATACATTTCATACATTTTACTCTATCTTGAATAGGATCATCTGGTTTAAGATTTTTACACAAATAACATTCTGGACTAAAACAGCCTGGAGAAGGATTGACAGGAGCAGGCATAGGAGAAGGTTTACGTTTAGAATCAGGATCAGATTTAGGATCAGATTTAGGATCAGATTTAGGATCAGATTTAGGATCAGATTTAGGATCAGATTTAGGATCAGATTTATTTTTAGAATCTTTGTATCCTGAATTATCATCACTTGATTTTTTACGAAACATTAAAAAAAGTAATACTGATAACAAGCCTATTGCTAAAAAGGTTATTAGTATTTTTTTGTTATCATAAGCCATTTTATATAATTAAAAAAAAAATATAAATAAATGACAATTTATAAAAAACCGTTTTACTATACACTTTCACATATTATATGTGGAATGATTAGTTTTCATTGTCCATTTATAGGAGTTTTATTTCTTATTTATCAATTTCTACAACTTTATTTAGACAAACGATTTTTCGTATTTGAATTACGAATTAGAGACGGAAATTCGATTGATCATACAATAGTTAAAATAAAAGAATTTTTAATTGGAGTTTTATTTGGTTTAATTATATTTAATTAAACCAATTTTTTATTTTCCAGTATATTGGAAATTTAATGCTTGACCTAAGTTAAGATTTGATCCAATAGTTGGATTGTAAGCACTTTTAAGATATGGGTATCCATAAGGAGTTCTCATAGGACAACCTGTTAATTTTTGATCAAAATTACAAGAAGGGGGGTAAGAGTTAACATCTTTTGATTCACTGGAAGCTTCTTGTAGAGAACTTTTAGTAGGATTTAATTGATAAAATAAAGAAGGATTAAAAGTTTGTTTAGCGTTAAATTGTAATTGATTTTTAGATGACATCATTGATACAAGAGATTTAGGAATTTCTTTTTTAAAAGTGGTGCAATTATTCATTTTAAGCATCATTTTATCTCCATCACTTCTTTGGTCCATTGCTTGCATATATACACTATTATCCATTTATTACTAGAAAAAAAAATTTAATATTTTTCAACTCGTTTAATTTTAAAATCGAAAATAAGATTTTCCAGATGAGGGTTTAACGAATTTGGATTTCTTTCGTATATTACAGTTTCTTCTCCATTCTTTTCCATTCTGAAAAACATAGTCTGGTTTTTAGTTAAAAATGTATTTACTTCTAATGTCATGATTTGGTTTGCTTTGACGTTATTATCTACATAAGAAAAGATATTTCCATTCTTAGATAATACATACACACACTGTTTTAAAGTTTCTTCACTAACATCGCTATCTTCTTTGTCTTCTTCACTGTCGTCTTCACTGTCGTCTTCATCTCCGTCTTCACTGTCTTCTTCTTCATCTCCGTCTTCACTATCTTCTTCTTCGTCGTGTTCACTGTCTTCTTCGCTGTCTTCTTCGTCTTCTTTTTTATTTTTGAGTTTAGGATTTAAACCTTTCATCATAGTATTAAAAAAATTTCCTAACATTTCTGTAGGATTGTCTTTTCCTAAAAAAAGACTTAATAAATTTAACATATTAGGACTTTCGTCTTTAGAAGTTTGATCACTAGGACTTTCGTCTAAACTAGGAGTTGGTAAACTAGGAGTTGATAAACTAGGACTTTCGTCTTTAGTTGATAAACTAGGAGTTGGTAAACTAGGAGTTGATAAACTAGGAGTTGATAAACTAGGACTTTCGTCTTTAGTTGATAAACTAGGACTTTCGTCTTTAGTTGGTAAACTAGGAGTTGGTAAACTAGGAGTTGGTAAACTAGGAGTTGGTAAACTAGGAGTTGGTAAACTAGGAGTTGGTAAACTAGGAGTTGGTAAACTA